GGTAGCGGCTTTTTCGGCAATTAGCTTTTCGACAACGTTGGTCATGGAATTGTGTTCGCTCTCAGCTACGACTTTCAGGAGTTCGTGGTACTCCTGTTCGATTTGCACGTTTTTGTAAATCTTTTCCATATGGGGTTCCTTTCTACAAATTTATTATTTATTAACTAACTTATTACTATTTTACAACTATATTTGTAGATTGTCAATAGATAATATATAGAAAATGGGTTTTAATGTACAATAAATTAATGGACTTCAAAACGTGGATAAACGAAAAGTTTATAATTTGGCGCGGAAATTCCCGCGCGAGCATAACCGATTTCGCGCGGTATTTAGACGTCAGTCAGCAGACGCTTGACAAATGGATGAACCAGAGTTTCACGCCAAGCACCAGGTCTTTACCTAAAGTTGCTGCTAAATTTCCAGACGTTTATTCTGTTTTGGGATTATCCGGGCCTGTTGTACCCGTGTCAGTATGGTTGTCTGAATTGCCCCCGGATAAACGGCGTGTGTTTGCCGAAGCGTGGGAAGAGGCGCTCGGATATATATCGGATGCTGGTGTAGAGATCGATACTCCTAAGGGAGCCGACATAATCAATAAGGTGCTTGCCAGGTATGGGTTGTAAATTGCTCGTATGGTCATGTATCCCCCTTTGAGGATAGAACAATTATAGAACGTTAATTTTATATTGGCAAGAGGGGAAAATAGATAGTGGGGAAATTGAGAAAGGGGTGAAGATGTGTCAACACTACAAGAAGTAATCGATAAAAGCGATATCCTGAACGCAGAGCGGTTGAGAATTATAGATTTGATGCTCGGCACGAACGGAAAGAAGCCCACCCAATCTGAGCGGGATAAATTAGACAAGCAACTAGCGGAGGTGATAAAGCAACTTACTGAGCTAGATGCGGAGTATCCCCGTTTGACGAATGGGGACGTTCGCATTGACCGAAAGACAAATAAAATCTTTCTCCGCTATAAGAAGCCCTGAGCGTATCCTCTATTTCGTCGATGTATATGATTTCAGGCATGTTCAAATATAAAATATCGACGATATTGAGGAAGTTTTCTTCGTTTTGGGTTAGATAGCAAAAATAGACATGGTCCAATTGGTCTAAGGTAGGCTTGAAAATTCTGCTAAACAACCAGCGGGCCATCCTCCTGAGCTTCGGATGATAAGCCAGAAAGCATATGAGTTTAGATGATCTTATGAAATCCATATCGTTTACACTCCTTTCGCCCATTATACCTATCGTTGCATTACTTCTTGCAGCATGTAACATCAACGCGACTGCGACTATAACCCCAACTGCAATGATCGCATCTACCGCCACGATCACCCTGACGCCGAAGGATACATCCACGCCCTTTGTCATGCCGGCTACCTGGACAAAAGAGCCGACCGCTACCAGACGGCCCACGCAGACAGCGACAGTAAAGCCAGACGTGACGCCCACCAGGTTATTTACCCTGAAGGCGTACAAGTCACCACGGCCAACCGTTGACCCGATAAAAGCCTATAACCAGGCGGTTCAGGCCTACAATGCTGCCATCAGCGCGTGCCCCAACGCATACCAGCAGGCGAACCATAACAACTACATCGATTATCTAAACAGTGTATATTCGGCGCAGATCGCCAGAGATAAAGATTTAGTTCACCAGGCAATGGGTAATGGGAATGCTCTGATTTACGCGGACGCCTTGCATATCCTTAAACAAGCAGAGGCCGATTACCAGAATGCAATCGACCAGGAGAACGCCAGCTATGCCAATTTATGCAAGTAGCTTATACCACCCTGATCAGAAAGGAGGCGGCGACGGATACCACGAAAAGGAAAAAGATAATTTGCACGGCAAATGTCCATTTTTCAAAACGGCGGATGACTGGCTTGTTATCGCCAATAGCACCCAGGTATGCAGAGATGGATCGATGGATGACTGTCTTTTCTTCTTCATCGCAGAAGTATTGAAATAGGGCGTCCCATTCCATCGCGATCGGATAGATGATATTGATCGGTCGATATAGATAGGCGGACATGCCAATAATAAGCACATAGAAAGCGGTCGCCGCCAATATGGGCCAGTTGTTCGCAGCCGGTTTCCATACGTTTACGAAAATCAGGACGGAGAATATGAGAGACGAAAAGCTAACAATAGTTTTGAGCGCTTCTTTACAAACAGTGATGTTTTCAGGATGTGTTCTGTAAAAATACTCAGTCAACCGAACCGCCATTCTATCGCCGTGCAATTTATCATCTTTCATTTCGACCTCCCGAGGCTATATGTCAAAAACAGAGAAAAAACCAAAGAAGCAGGGCCAGGGTTCCAAAGAACCAAAGGTTATCCCGATACGACCAGCGCAACCCGAAAAGAAGGATTCTAATTTGAGAAAAAACGATCCTTCGGTAACCAAGAAGGGATAACGCGGTCAAGGTCATTTTACCATCACCGGAAACATTTGAAACAGAGAAAAAACTTACAAAAGCCGACAAGGCAGAGAAGAAAGGATAGGAAGTCCGAAATTGCCTAATTGTTAAAGAATTGATACACAGCAGACCAGGCCCAAACACACCAGATTTACACCCCCCATAGGTACGAAAAAAGCGTCCAAAAGGACGCTTCTCCCCTACAGCTGAGGCACCTGGAGTCGAACCAAGATCCACAGATCCAAAGTCTGAAAGGTAAAATTAGATGACTGTAAACAACGAAAATACCCGCCACCTGTGCTGTTGTGCCGTGCGATTTACTAAAATATATCCACATACGGAGACTTATGGAACACAACAGATCGGATCAACCACAGCAGATCATGATTACCGATGGAATCAGCGCCTTTGTGCGGAGCCGGCGGGTCAAGGGCCTTTCGCCTCGCACGATAAGTTATTACACAGACGAACTCGGGCAGATGCGTCTATTCTGCGCCTCGATCAGCGTTTACGCTATAACAGATCTCACAGCAGATGTCCTTAGAAAATACATTGAGCACATGCAGGAGAAGCGCAATCGTAACGGTGTCCATGCCAATTACCGCGCCGTTCGTTCTTTCCTTCACTGGGTGGATATTGAGTATGAGCCGCAGTGGACAAACCCTCTCAGGCGCGTTCAAATTCCATCCCCATCAAAAGATGTTTTGCCACCGGTAAAATTCGACACGATCAAGGCCATGCTGGACGCGTGCGATACGAAGACGTTTATCGGTGTACGCGATTACGCCCTGATTTTATGCCTGCTCGATACGGGCGCCAGGGCCAATGAATTCTTGAGTGTCGACCTGGCGGACATGGACACGGCCACTGGATCAATCCAGCTACATAAGGAAAAAACTAAATCAGGCAAGGCGCGTACAACATTCTTAGGCCAGAAGGCGCGCATTGCACTCAAGCGGTACATCAGGACGCGCAAGGACAACTGCCCTGCCATGTGGGTAACTGCGCACGGAACCAGGCTAAGATACCAGGGGATGCGTGCGATATTTGACAAGATCGCTGAGACAGCCGGCATTGAGAAGCCGAAGATACATGCCTTCAGGCGAACCTTCGCCATTACCTTACTCAGAAAGCATGTTGACATTTACAGGATCATGGAGCTGGGAGGTTGGCAGTCGATGGAAGTCCTCAGGCGTTATTTGGCCGTGAATGAGGACGATGCGCGAGAAGCCCACGAGGAAGGTGGACCGGTCGATCTAGGATTGTTTGGCGAGTAGATAACCTTATATTCACGTTACGCATACAGCCTGTCGCAAGACGGGCTATTTGTGTTACCCTAAACCGTTGACAAGGTTATAAACGTTAAAAACGTTGTAAAATATGGGTGTGGAGTGCAATACCAACAATGACCCTGACGAATAAAGAAAAAGCTTTCTGCAAGCGATACGTTCAAGATTTCAATGCTACCCAAACTTGTATTGATATGGGTTACTCTGAACGCTCGGCGCGTTCAATTGGTTCTGAAAACCTAACAAAACCTGACATTAAAGCAGAGATCGCGCGATTGGTCGATGAAAAGATCATGAAGCCGGACGAGATCAATATGCGTCTGGCTGATATTGCAAGGGGAGATATCAAGGATCTGATGGACATTACTACAACCGGACACACGATCAACCTCATGACCACCGATGAAAATGGCAATAAGATCATTCGGCCTCAAACCAAACTGATCAAGAAAATCAAGAGCAAGGTAACAACTCACATTGGCAAAAAAGAGACTGATGAAGACGTGGAGATTATCGAAACAGAACTAGAACTCTACCCAGCTGATAGCTCACTTCAATTCCTGGCTAAACTCAGCGGCCTTGTCACAGAGAAGGTCGATGTCACTACTAAGGGCGAAAAGGTAAATGCAGATGCAGATGACCGATATGATCGATCCATATCTACACTCGCGGATGCTCTCCGAGAAATCCTATCTGGAGAAGGTACAGGAACGGACAGCGATCTGGCTGCCTCAAAGTAAAACGCAGTGGAAGGCTCTCGTTTCGAGAGCTGACGAACTGTTCTTTGGGGGTGCAGCCGGCGGTGGAAAGTCCGATTTGATTATCGGCCTTTCTGTTTCCTGTCATCAGCACGCCGCGATATTTCGCCGAACCTACCCCAACTTGACAGAAATCATGCGCCGCGCGCGCGAGGTCATCGGAGATGGTGCACGTGAAAACAAGTCTGAGAAGATATGGACCTTTCCCGACGGTCACACATTGGAATTCGGAGCCGTGCAATACGAAGCAGATAAGTCCAACTGGCAGGGCCGACCACATGATCTGAAAGCATTTGATGAGCTACCCGAATTTTCCGAGAGTCAGTATGAATTTATCTGCGGCTGGAACCGCTCCGTAGATCCTGGCCAGCGTGTGCGCGTGGTATCCACGGGCAACCCTCCCCTGGATGAAGCCGGTAGTTGGATCATTCGCCGTTGGGCAGCATGGCTTGACCCAAACCACCCCCATCCTGCTGCAGATGGTGAACTCAGATATTACGCCACGGTAGACGGAACCGAAGTTGAATGTAAAAACGGAGATCCTTTCGAGCACAAAGGTGAAATTATCTACCCGCGCTCACGCACATTTATCCGGTCCCTGCTGGCAGACAATCCCTTTTATGCCCATGACAGCCATTACATTTCCGTGCTACAGTCGCTGCCTGAGCCGATGCGCTCCCAACTGCTGCACGGCGATTTTGCCGCTTCCCAGGTGCCCAACCCCTGGCAGGTCATACCCTCCGAGTGGGTACGTGCGGCACAGCGGCGGTGGGAAGAACGCGAGAAGCCGGCCACGCCCATCACAGCGGTGGGTATCGACCCATCCCGCGGCGGCCACGACAAGACGGCCCTATCCGAACGCTATGATAACTACTTTGCCCAGCTGCACACCTGGGCAGGCGCCGAGGCTGTGGATGGGCCAGCCGTCGCCGGCCTGACCTTTGGCGTACTCCAGGATAAGCGCCCCGGATACATCAACGTGGACGTCGTCGGTATTGGATCGTCTGTTTATGATTCACTCAAGACAATGTACGAGGATGTTTTCCCCTTTAACGGTGCAGAGGGTTCCGAATATCGCGACCGGAGCGGCAAGCTAAAGATGCGCAACCGTAGAGCTGAAATGTACTGGCAGATGCGCGATGCGCTCGATCCTGAGCTTGGTGATGATCTCGCCTTACCTCCAGGTAATGAGCTTCTGGCTGATTTGTGCTCAGCGCGGTACGAAGTCTCCGCCGCCGGCGTGCTGATTGAAGACAAAGAAAAAATCAAGGAGCGGATCGGTCGCAGCCCTGATATGGGAGAAGCGCTGATGATGTCGAACTTCTTTGACGTCAACCGCGGCCCCTCCCCTCAAGCCTGGATAGCCGCAATCAAAAAGCGGAACGAAGAACGGAAACAAGGAGTCAGACATGGGAATTAGAAACGCAGTCAAGGGATTTATGACCGGGCTTGTCAATAACGGCACATCGCCCGTTGCTCAATCCGCACACGATATACGGGTCATTAAGCCGGGAGACACACCAGGGATAGACAGCTTTCCCAAGCGCTATACCAATACCTGGATGGGACCAGGGCGACCGCCGATGTCCGCGGAGGATAAAAAGTATGATGCCATTCGCAGCGCGGAGCCCACCGAGCCGCGCGCATTCCAGTACATCCCCAACGTCAACACGACGATGGTGCCGCGCGCATCTTACAATCGCATGCTGTTTGCCGACCTGTACATGTTCGCTACCACCGTGCCGGAGATACCGATGTGCATCGACCTGATCATTGATGAGATGTGCGCCTTCGAGCTGACCATCAAGGACACGCGCGGCAATGTGGTGCACGGCAGTCCTTACCAGTGGATGATTGACAGCCCAGATGGGTACAATGCACATGATACCTGGTTGTCGCTGTTCATGTATAACAAGCTGATGTACGATGCAGCCTGCTCCTACCTGCGGCGCAATATGAGCGGCAAGATCGTTGCCTCGCGTCCCGTGGATGGGTCGACCATCTTTGTGATGATCGATGACCGCGGCAATCCTCCCGAGCCTCCCACGCCAGCTTTCCAGCAGTACCTTTGGGGCACACCGCGCACGCTGCATACTACCAAAGAACTTTGGTACAAGCCTTCCAAGCGTGACACACAGTCGCCGTATGGATACACTGCCATCGAGAAGTCCATCGAGGCAGTGACACTACTCAAAAACCTGTGGGGATACGAAGGGGCGAAATACATCAGCGGTAACTTCCCTGAGATGTTTATGGCCCTGCCCGAATCCTTTGGCAAGGGCGACAAGACCGAAGCCATCCTTGAATTTGAAGATACCTACAACGACAGGATGATCGGCGGCGCGCAGGAACGCGCGGGCCGGTTGCGCATGGTGCCATTCGGTACGCAGGTGTTGGTTACCAAAGAAATCACCTTCAACCAGGGATCATACGACGCCGCGGTAAACATCGTTCGTCAGAATTTCGGCATTGTGCAATCTGAAGTCGGAGAAGCTCCAGGAGAGGGTCTGGGCGGCAAGGGCTACCAGGATGTGATGACCAGCAGCTTTTATCGCCGTGGCCTGCGTCCCAACTTGCGTTATGTAGCCAGTCACTTCAACGACATTATCAAGCTCAATGGCGACAGCGACAAATACGTTACCTCATATGAATTCCCCAAGACATCCATCGACCCAGCCGAAGAGGAAGGGCGCATCATCGCCCGCTTCGTGCAGGGCGTGTCCACCCGCGATGAAACCCGCCAGGATCTGGGCAAGAAGCCGCTCGGCGGCGAGCAGGGCAATTATATTGTCACGCCTGGTAGTAAGGGCGCAGACGATGGCACGATGGGCGGTCTGGGTATCAATACATCCGCGCTCATCCCCGTAAAGAAGATGATCAAGGTCAAGGCGGTTGATCCTTTGCAGAAATCGCTGCCCGGATTACTGGACACCGATGCAATCACCCTGGAACAGGCGCAAACCATCGCCAAGAAGTATAAGCTGCCCGTAGAGGATTACGCCCAGTTTACCGCCGGGCTGAATGAAGAGATGGAGCACGCAGAGACGGTCAATTATGACGTCAAGACCATCGCCTGCATTGTCATGGACCACCTGGCCGAAGATGACCGCTATTACAGCAAACTGGATGCAGTCATGCAGAAATTCCAGTCGCTGAGGAAGTTCATCGGCGTGGATCCTGGCGACGATCAATACTACGGCGCGGCGATCAGCGCGGATGCGGCCATCTCCATGCCCCATGAAGGCGCCAACGAGAGCCTGATTGTGTCCATCGGTGGCAACGGTATGCCCTCCCGCCCTGCTGTGTGGAAGCCGGCATCTGGCGAGAAGCTCTCCCTCAAGACGTGGGTGGGCGGCGATCTTTACCGCCGCGCTGAAGCGGCTTATCTGCTCGATCGAGAATTAGCCACCGATCAGGATAGTTACCTGGTCCCGGTCGCATATGTTGCTGAGCACGACGATGAAACAGGCAGCATCCAGATGTATGTCACCGGGCGCAAGGGGCGCAAGAAAGTTGATACCTACAAAGAAAAGTGGATTGAACGCGCCGCTGTGCTCGATTATGTCATGGGGCAGATGGACCGCGACCGCAATAACTGGCTGACCAACTCCTACGATGAGAAGCGGCCTGTGCTGATCGATAACGACTGCTCCTTCCCGGTTGATCCTGATCAAAAGGTCCATTCCCAGTTCGTAGACGGGATGCGCGGCAAGAAGTTGAGCAACGCGGTGCTGGATAGTCTCTTCCTCCTGTTGGGCAACGTGGCTATCTGGGACGACCTGCAGCAGGTTCTGGGCGATGCGAAGGCAGTCGAGAATGCCAAAGCGCGCGCACAGAAAATCTATGACGAGAAGATGCTCCCGGCAATGTGGGTCAAGGTCAAGCGCTCCGGGGATATCGATGTTGGCCACCATGTAGAAGTCGTGAACAATGTCCCGGTCAAGTTGGACAAGGCCGAGTCTGTTCCTTTCCGGTCTTCATCCAGCCGGCTGTCAGATTACATCAAGGGCGTGGTGCAGAAAAACCACGAGCTGGAGCTGGAAAAGATAGACCTTCTCAAAGCACAGGAGACAGCGCCAACCTTACCTGATGCGCAGGTGTCAAATCCGTCTCAATCGGCCATTTCAGACCTGGTCAAAGAAATCAGCAGACAGAATGACCTGCGCGAGCTGGAGAAGGCTTCATCCAGTGGCATCACCAAATATCAAGGAGAAAACGATATGCAAAGAGTAGTGCTGGAATTCCCGGCTCCGATCGTAAACGTACCCCAGACGATCGTCAATGTTCCCGAGCAACCGGCTCCGGTCGTAAACGTAGCAGCTCCCATCATCAACTTCCCGGAACAAAAAGCGCCGATTGTCAACGTGCCGGCTCCGATCGTGAATGTGGCCGCGCCCATTGTCAACATCCCGGAAACGGTCGTCAACGTCGAGGCTCCGGTGGTAAATGTCGCCGCACCTGATATCAAGGTCGATGCACCCGTGACAGTCAATATGCCCGAAGGAAACAAGAAGGGCAAGGCCAAGAAGATGGTTATCACCCGGGATATTGACGGGAAAATAAGTGGAATGGAGGAAGAAAGATAATGGCCGTAAAAATGTCAGTTACCATTCGTAACGCAGAGCTGGATGCTCTCGAAACATCGATCGGCGCCGCGGCTGTGCTCAAGATCCGCTCGGGAGACCCTCCCGCCAACATTGCTGATGCCGACAGCGGTACAGTCCTCGCCACCATGACTTTGCCCACGGATTGGATGACCGCCGCGGCTAACGGGGGCAAGACAATCGCTGGGTTATGGCAGACAACCAACGCAGACGCCGCCGGCACGGCAGGACATTTCCGTATCTATGCCACAGGCGGCACAACCCAGCATATGCAGGGCACCGTCACTGCCACAGGGCAGGGCGGGGATATGACTATTGATAATGCGGTTATTGCCGCAGGGCAAACCGTAACCGTCACCGCGTTCGCACTGACCGCGGGCAACGCATAAATATTAAGGAGTTTTATCATGCCAGTTCAAGTAATCGCTTCGGCCTATTCTGATGGGCCAACCCTGACAGCCGCCGCTACCGCGTCTGCGCTGCCAACTTATGTTCTTACCACCCTGCCGGCTGGTTATTGGCAGATTGGCCGCACCTGGCGTATCACTGCATCAGGACGAGTATCCTTTGCAGTCACTACACCAGGCGTTTTCCGCTTTGACCTGCGCATGGCCGCCGTCACAGTGTTCGACACCCTGGCGCTGCCCGGTAACATCGTTGCTCAAACCACTGTTCCCTGGTGGATGGAAATTCTGCTGACCTGCCGATCTGTAGGGTCTGGTACGTCCGCAACCCTCTTTGGTCAAGGTCTGGTGACTAGTACCGCATTCCTCAACACTGCTGCTGTAGCGACAGGCCCGTGGGCAGGTGGCATCCCTGTGCCATACAATACCGCACCGGTGGTAGGTACCGGATTTGACAGCACGATAGCTAACGCCATCGATTTCCGCTTCACTCAGACCGCTGCAACAGGCAGCATGACGATGCACAACTTTCTGATCGAGCAGCTCACACCATAAGAGGTACGAATGCAAATCATATTACCGCCCCTGCCTGATCCTACCGATATCGTCATTCAAGGCGACAAACTTACCCCAGTCGACGTCTTTACGCGTCCTACGGGATACTGGCCTATTCTGCAAGGCGAGATAACGATCGCTGAAATTGGCGGTCAGCCTGTGCCCAGAGCCATGATTGGCCAGCATGATTGGTATGGCATCAAGCCGCGCACCATTGGACCGATGGTTTTATCGGGAGGGGCGGTAGTTATGGTTCAGATTGGGGATATCCCGGCGAACCCGATTATTGACCCTATTCAATCATGGCTCAACTCTCAGATACAGCTGGACACAACCGGGGCGATGTGGTGTCTGTACGAGATACTCCCTGTCAATGGTGATCCTGGCTTTTCATGGATTACCCAGGGCGATGACGTTATGGACGATCCCGCTTCACCAACTTTGCCAAGAGCGGAAGTAGCCATGAGCCGGGGCGTCAATATGCCGACCAGTCCGGTACTGCCATCAAGTTTTATGCAGGTAATGCAAGAAACGTTCAACGACAGTGCAACGCGCTGGGCTATCACTGGCGTAACGCGGGATAAAGCCGGCAATCCAATTGCCGGCGTGCGCGTCATGGCATTTGATTACGATAAGTTCAACCTGAAATACCCGCTCAATTCCATCGTAGGAGATACCATTTCAGACGCCAATGGCAGCTATTCCATGCAAATTGCCTACATGAGCCCGCATTATATGGTCATTGCTTACCTTTCGGGATCCCCTGATGTGGTCGGTGTAACCACTGATGATATTCAGCCTATGGCAATAGGATAACTTATGCCAAATATTTATTTACGACAAGGCACAGCGGCCAACGCGGATGTTACCCTGAGAAATACCACTCAGGTTGATGCGTCGGCGGCGTTGAGCGTTACCCTGGACAGCATGATGTTATCCAGCGCGGCGCAGGAGCTTACCAAAGCGCAGGCGTCCATCACCCTGGCCGATGTCACTCTTTCGGCTACCGCAAAAGAAATATCCCATGCTCAGGCGTCCATCACCCTGGCCGATGTTTCACTGGTATCTACGGCAAAAGAAAAGTTACAGGCTCAAGCCAGCATCGCCCTGGGAGATATCAGCCTCGCGTCAACCGTCACGAGCAAGATCAAAGCCCAGGCGAGCATTACGCTGGGCGACGTTTCCCTGACAGCCACAGCGACCAACGGCTCAACGCCTACCCCCACACCTATGCCCGAACCAACGCCCCAACAAAGGCGCTTTGTCGCCGCCCAGGCGCAAAAAGCCCAGGATGAATTCGAGATGATGCTGATTATGATGGCTTACGAAGAAATGGAAAACAGATGACACCTCAAACCGTCCACCTCCGCAGATTAGCCCGCGAGCAGGCGCGCATCGAAGCAGAACTTCAATCCGTGGCGCTCGCTGAATTACAGCGAGCCTGGCGCGACGTGCGCATGCGGCTCAAGCAACTGGATGATCAGCGGCCCAAGACAGGACAGAAAACACGCCTGCGAAAGGAAGCTTATTTTCACGCGGATCTGTGGTCGACGGTGACAGAACGGCTCAAGTCGCGGCTGCTGGAAAAGATCAAAGGCGGCGCATTGTCTCTTGTGGCCATCAATAACGAATATCTGCTTTCGGTCATGGGCGACGGTATCGAACTGGACACAGAAGCCTTTGCCAACACGTACAGTGAATTGTTAGGTCAGAGAATTACCAAGACCACCGATGTAATCCGCAGCTCGACTTCACGAAAGATCGTATCCTGGTACAACACGCCAGGGCGCACGCTGGGAGATATTACCGGGGAGTTATCCGCTGACTTTGGTGACACACGCGCTGAGCGCATCGCGCGCACTGAGATCGCCTACCTTGACGATAATGTGCAAAACGAGGTCGCTGAGCAATTAGGCATCAAAGCATGGTGGTGGAGTTCCAAGCAGGATTCCGAGGTTTGTACCCGTAAGCTGATCGGCCCGGATGGCCAGGAGTACAAAGGCTGCCGAGAATTGCACGGCAAACGTTTTACGATGGACCAGCCAGGCCCACCTAAAGGAAGCCACCCAAATTGCCGGTGCGATAAAATTTTGATCCTCGAATCCAGGGACAAACCATGAACGGACAGATACCCGTGAAAAAGAATCCTATCCAAATGGACGTGACCCCGGTCGAATATAAGCTGATTTGCCGGCTGCGCATGCTGATCAACAACGGGCGTGTCAATACGGTCGTAGTCAACCTCAAACCGGTCTCCATTTCGGTGATTGAGAAGATGGAAGAATTGGACGTCAAGAAGGAATAACCGCCATGCTGATACCTGTCAAACCCAATACGTTTATTCCCGTTCTCAAAAAGAGGATGATTCCCATTTTGAGAAAGTCCGACTTTGTCGAGGATGAACATCCACGTAAGGGCGATGGTAAATTCACGAGCGGTGCCGGCGAGGGAAAGAAGGCCGAAAGCAAAGAGGCCCAAAAGCCGGGGAAGCTGGTCGAAGTCAATCCGAATGAGAAATCCGCACCTGCAAAGACTAAATTCAAAAATGCCAAAACGATCCAGGAAGCCGAGCAGTATTTACGGGACACTCATGGAATTCAGAATGTTGATTATGGTAAACTGGATATTGAAATTGCAAATGAATGCAATAGAGTTCTCGGAGAATATTTCAAAAATTATCCTCAACTCAAAAAACGACATGATATGATTGGAAGCACGCAGGCCAGATTCAGACAGCAGTTCGAAGAAGAAAAGAAAAATGCTCTTGCTGGAGCCAGTGAAATACTTAGGAATATGGGGTACAGCGAAGATCAAATCAATAAATATGCATATTCGTTTGCGAGAGCTCATGCCAAGAAAACCCCAAGAAATTCTTACGCGTATGCTGATTTCGACGATAACCGTAAAAGGAAAGGCATTTTTATTTCAGAAAAATTCAATAGAACCGAATTGGAAATACGGTTAAATCACGATGTCAATACAAATTTTCACCCTGTTGGGTGTAACACTACTAAGTTCATTGTTGACCACGAAATGGCGCATTGCATTGATAAATATTACAACATCAGTTCCCTTCCGGAGGTTACCAAGCTCTATTCAACGTTGCGCAAAGCAAAAAAAATCAGCGACCAGTTATCTGTTTATGCCGGTAAAAATATCAAAGAGTTTGTAGCAGAAGCGTGGGCTGAATATAAAAATAACCCAGACCCTCGCCCAGTCGCAAAAGCAGTTGGTACCTTAATTGCAGAAAAGATTAACAATCATTAATCGAAGGATGGGCAGGATGAAAGGCTTCAAAATCGATTGGAACGATTTGCCTAATAAGAAATTAACACCTGAGCAAATTAAGGATCTTAAAAAGAGACTAGAAGACTTCGAGAAAGACGGCATGGATCGGTTAGCCGCGAGCTTGCCAGAATTTCCGCCTTTGAAGCCCGGTGGAGATGTTTGCGTCAGGGAAATATTATCGGATAATTTCACCGATGAAGAAATAAACTATATTTACAGTAAATATAAGGGAACAATGCTATTGGATCAACCCGAGGACGTCGAGAAAGGCAAGGAGGTAAAGGTGAGCGGACGCGAGGAACTTAATAAATCTGATACGGATAAAGGGAAGGTTGTCTTCTCAATTCTTCCCAAAGATCCGACTGATGAAGAACTCCAAGACTTTATCAATAATCTGACCGGAAAAGATCCGGCAGACAACGATAAAAAATAAGAAAATATAAACCGCCAACCGCAAATCATGGTTGGCGGTTTTTTGCAATAGAGGTAGATCGAAAATAATAATCTGTTGTATAATGTTTTTGTACGTTCGAAACGTACGTAATTTTAGGACGTGACCCGGTAGTTATAACCACTACGACACACGGCCAGACAGAGAGCAATCTCAGGTCTGGCCGTTTTCGTTTAAGGAGCTTTTGACATGACTGATAATAAAAAATCACCCTGGCCAATGCAAACATTTATCCCCTTGAAAAAGGTGGAGGTGGACGGCGACAAAGTCACCCTGTGGGGTTATGGCGCCATCGAGGAACCGGATCATGCCGGCGAAATAATGGATTACCTTACCTCGAAGCCGAAGTTTGTCGGATGGTCAAACAAAATATTCAAAGCGACAGGTGGAATTTCCAAAGGCAACGTGCGCGCCCAACATGGCGATATCGTCGCCGGCCACCTGATCGAATTCCGCCCTGACGACGATAACAAAGGCTTCTGGGTTGGCGCTGAAATTGACGATGCCAACGAGAAGGAAAAGGTCAAGAAGGGCAATTACACCGGATTCTCCGTGGGCGGCTCTTACGCCAACCGCTGGCTGGACGCTACTCACCCCGGCTATTTCCGCTACACCGCCAACCCGGTCGAGATTTCCATCGTGGATAGTCCCTGCGCCCCTTCGGCCACCTTCCAGCTGACCAAAGCGGACGGAGCTGAACCGGTCGACATGCAATTCGAGCCGGCTAACAAGGGCGGTGAAATTCGACTGGGCGAAACCAGCACCGAACTCTACACGGCGATTAGCGTACGGTTGAACGAAGTCTATCCGGCAACACACACCAACACGAACACGGGTCTTGTCGCAGTCTCGCTCTATTCGAATTACTACATCGACACCTTCGACGGCAAACAGGTCGTCTGTAACGCCGAAGGAAAAAAGTACGTCATTACCTACTCGAAAGACGAAAGCGGCGTGATCCAGTTCGGCGACCCCATCGAAGTGACCGAGCACAGGGTATACACCCCGGTCCCGGCTTCTACCGATCTGGCCAAAGCTGTACCAGCCGCGCCAATCTCCACCTCTGAAATCAGGCTGGATGCTAACAAGCAATCCAACCCTGACCCCATCTCGATGGAACAGATGCCCATGCCGAATATCACCCTGGAGCTGACGCCGGGAACCACGCCGGCAACTGAAACCCTCGAAACGCACGCGGTCAATACCCGCGATTTGAGCGCTGACTTTGAAGCGATGCTGCCCAAAATGGGCGCGTTGATCAAAGCCGAAGTAAAGGCGGCTGTCAGTGAACTGATGGCCGAACTCAAGAAGGCAGACACATCCCTGGATAACCAATCCCATCGGATGATCCCCGTCAAAAAACCAAATCGTTTGAAAGTGAACAAGGAGTAAAAATATCATGGCTACACCTATTCTGAAAAAGGCAGATGCTTCTGGGATCATCAACTCAGCCCAGGGACTGGCTTCCAAACTCAAAGACCAGGCCGGCGACGGTCAGGTCGACGAAAGCACCATCGATCAACTGCTGGCCGTGCTGAATGTGGCCGGAGATACCGTCTCTGACGAGACCTCTCCCTCCACGGTTGCCGGCACCGGCACCACCGAATCCACCGGCTCAACCTCAGCTTCAACCGAGACCTCCACCGGTGCTCCTTCCGATGGGATCAGCTCCGTACCCACCGATATGCAGAAAAGCAATGAGCCGGCTTCTATTCGCCCGCCCGTTCCCACCCTGCTGTTCGACAACCAGGAAGACGTCAATTCCAAAGTCCCCGAATTCGTCAATGCCCTGCTGACCGAAGACCTGCATAAAGCGCAGATGATCGCCGGCAAGGACCAGGTGAAATTCGACGCCCTGTTTTCAGCTGCTCAGAAGGCGATTATCGGTCGCATCGGCACCGGCAAGGAAATCATGCGCAAACTGGAAAGCTCGGAAATTCCAGTCGAAGAAGGTATCAAGACCTTGAAGAAGGCTGCTACCTCCGGCTACGTCGCTTCCACCGTCCCCGGTATCAACCTGATCCAGCTCGCCAAGCTCATGCTCCCGGTATACGCCGGTTTGACCATGCGCCTTCCCGCTGAAGCCCCCAAAGCGATGGGATCAACCACCGCCACCTGGCGCGCTATGCTCGGCTTCGGCACGCTCGACTTCTCTGACTTCATGTACGGGTCCCATGCCACCGAAGGCGATCCTGGCGTCAATCCCATGTCCGATTACCTGACCTTCGACAGTCCGTACAACGATCTGTCCGTGACCGACAACATCACCCTCAAGGCGATTGCTTCATCCCGCGGCTACACCGACGTGTACCAGCAGTCCGTAATCAAGACCATGAGCGCCCTGATCCAGGGCCAGGAGCATGTGCTCCTGGGTTCCAACATCGCCGCAATCAGCGCGCCCGGAACCATCACCTCAGCTTCCAGCGCCGCCGCCGGCTCTCTGAGCTCCGGATCGCCCATTTTCAAAGTCACCGCCCTGACCTACACCGGTAACCTCTACGGTTCCACCGGCTCAGCCGCCGGCGTGACCCCTCGCGGCGAATCCATCGCCTCCGCCTCCGCTACCTGCATCCTGACCACAACCGGAGAAGTTATCCTGACCTGGTCCGCTGTCGAAAACGCCGTAGCTTACAACGTTTATGTCTCTACCGACAACAACGCATCGCACTGCTACTACGTCAAGACGGTCAACATTAACAAGGCTGTGGTTACTGCCGCTGCTACCGGAACCCACGTGCCCCCCTCCGCTGACACAACTGTCAACGCGAAAGGTATCAACGGCATTATCTCCTGGGCTTCCCTCTCCACCGTGCTCGGTAACGCCATTCCCAATAAGCTGACCATCTATGACAACAAGGGAGCAGGCCTGACTGCTCAGGGTGGTGGCATCAAAGAAATCGACCAGGTGCACAGCGACATGTGGACGAAATGGAAGATCGCCCCGACCCTGGCTATCTGCTCCGCCAACATGGCCCTGGCCATCGCCGCGAAGTTGGGCAGCCTGAATTACAGCCCCGTGTTTGTGATCAACGCTGAGATGAACCAGAATAAGCTGCAAGGCGCCATGATGGTGACTTCGTACACCAACAAGTTCGCCCACTACGCTGACGGCTCATCCAAAGCGATGGACATTATGGCTCATCCCAGCATGCCCGATGGCACGATCATTTTCCTGTGCGAAAGCGTGCCCTACCCGATGGCCAACGAAACCCGCGGCTTCGTGCGCGACGTGCTCCAGCCTTACACCTACTTCCCCCTGCCCTCTGTGGACAGCTCGAACGCTCCCGCGGTGCTGTACAAGTACAACATCACCACGTTCGAAACCCTGGAATGCTTCAACCCCGGGCCGCAGTGCGCGCTCGTAGGTGTGGACTACTTACTCTAATCTAATCTCCGGAGCGAGGCGACCATACCATGTCAGATGTCACATTTGAAAGTCTCAGCGAAGCCTTTGGCAACATTGACCACTCAATCAATGTGATGGCATCGCGCGTGGTCGCCGTCGCTCTGGAAAAAATCGAAGAAATTATCAAGCCCTACCCGACACAGCCAGATCGCAATCGAAGCAAGAGCTTCAATGGCTATGTGCGCGGCACAGGAACCTTCCCCAAGTCGGCCTTCGAAGCTGATGAGGAACAACCCGGCGGGTTCGCTCTCGATAAAGGCGCAAGAAAGACAATCAAGGCGTCTCTGGCAGAGAATGCCCGTCTGCTCAAGCTGGGGGCAGCGCAAGAAAAAGCCGGCGAAGCGAATACCCATAAAGCGCAAATGATAAAAAAGGTCGGGCAAATCCGCCTGACATCGCAGCAGATGGATAAGCGCTTCAAAATATCCCCGCCTAAAGGCAGGGGCGGAAATGTCACCGGCGTTCTGACCAACACGGCTAACTACAGCGGTTACGTTCTTGGCCCCAAAGAAGGCGACCCGCATCAGACAGAATTCCATCAGAAAACCGGATGGGTCAATGCTGATGATGCCGTGGCGCAAGCCTGGCCAACGATCGACAGCGAGATCGACGCGGAACTCGATAAATTTATCAGCGAATTCGGGGTGCAGTGATGAATTACACAGAACTAACTCGCGTTAAGCTCATGCTCCTCAGCCAGACGTCCGGCTCAAGCGGCTCCAGTCTGGATGACACCCTGCTATCTACGGTCGTTATTCCAGCAGCCTCACGCGCCTGGGATCGTAAGGTCACAAAGGCAAAAGACGCCGGAGCAATCAACTATTTCATGCTGGAGAGCGTGCAGAACGAAGAACTAGAAGGCCAGATCACCGCTGACGGCAAAGTCTGCTGCTTCCCGCACAAATCCGAAGTGCAGAGCGTACAGGCCTTCAGTTATCAAGCCAGCATCATCCAGCCTGTTTACACGGTTGACCCATCGCGCATCAAGGTGCGCGGCGGTAAGGTTCTGGCTTACCCGATTACGCTCAGTTTGCAAGTCTCGGATAAATGCGACGTGACCATCAGCTACATAGGCGGATCCGGTTCATCAGTCGATGACCTGCCGGATGATTTGGTCGATGCGGTCACACTCCTGTCTATTCGTTTCTACCGCGAGGCTGAGACGGGGCTGGGTGATCAGATCGGTGTGGCAGAACTGGCCACCATCATCTATACCAAAGCCTGGCCGATCCGCTGTATGGACCTGCTGGATGTTTTTCTGCGCCGCACAGGCTGGAACCATTACGGGTAAACCCATGATCACTGTCACTGACATTCTCGCCCGTATCGCTCTCATTCAGCGCGAAATCATCAGCCCTGAATTCAACAGGCCGTTGACCGCGTATGACAACATTCCTTTCACCCTCTCAAACATGGATATGCCGCTGTTTGTCAATTGGATCAAACCCATGAATAAAAGCGACATTATCGGAGAGGATGCCCGGGGGAGAGACTTCAACGAGACAACCAATTATGACATGGTGATGTATCACTCATCCTTCACCGCCGGCGTTAGCCAGGAGAAATCCGGTCTGCTGACGCCTTACTTTGACCTGGTGCTGAACAAGTTCGGTGCCTATCCCCACCTCAAAGGGCTTATCGGCATTCTGGATAGTCAAATTATCAGTCACAGTGGCGCAACCACTGTCAATTTCGTCGGTCAATCTTACAACGGTATTCGCTTCACACTCGCCGTTGTTACTAAAGTTAGAAGGCCGCTTGCGAGCCTTGAATAGGAGAAAATAATATGTCTGCTCCATCATCCACCCGATCTACCGCCGGCTTTCGCTCGCTGGTGCTGTTTGAACGCAACGTCAACGGCTACCCCATCGGCGCAAAAACCCTGCAAGCCAGTCTGCCCTACACTATCACGGGCGGCTCGGTCATCTCAGGCTCAACCGTCACTGTGGCCGCTGGCGCAACTGTCTCAGGCTCTGTGCCTTATTACGGCATTCTGGCATCTGGCGCGAAAGTCCTCACCATCACCGATCCTCAACCGCGGGTACTTCCCCACGTTGGCGATGACGGCCCGTTTTCCCTGCAGGTTCTGCCAGCGTTAGAACCTTTGAACGGCGAGCTGCACCTCGACAAAACCAATGACGTCATGGACGCAATTATCTCCGCAGTGAAGAAATTCCAGGTCGGAGAGATGAACATGTTAGGTGGCGCAACCAATCAGCGCGGCTTTGAAGGTCAGGTATCTGCCCTGGCGTATTCATTCGCCCAGGATACCGACCCTGACAGCCTCAACTTTGGCGCGAGTGAATGGGACTTCCGCATTTATCCCAAAGTTACCATCTTCCGCCGCGATACCGGCTACGGGCAGGAAATTAACGAACGCATGTACTCCTTTACCCCTGCGTTCTGCACGGCGCATCTGTGGGGCACCGCTTTCACCGAGGCGACCGAAGGCTTCGTGCGCGGTCAGGATATCCGCGGCAACTGCTACGGCAAACCGACCTTTGTTACCTGGTTGGGAGATGCTTCGACCAAAGCATTCCCCTTTGACAGCAACCTGCCTTCTACCGCAACCACCAAAATGGTTGTCTGGAAAAACGGCGTTATTCAGTCATCTGGAAGCGCTCTGACCCTGTCTACGTCTGGTCTTGTATTCCCGGGCTCCGCTCCGACTGCTTCTGATGTTATCGAATGTCTTTACGAGGCGTAATCAATGGATAAAACCAAAACCATCGAGTACGACGACGGCGAACCTCAAGTCAAGGTCACGGTCAAGCGCGCTTCCTTTGGCGACGGCCTGATGCGCTTCCAGCTCGCTTCTGAAGGCGAAGAGCAGTACCAAAAAGAAAAGGACGAACTCAGGCGCTTTCCCCTGCTGGTGACATACCCGGACTTTCGCGCCGCGACTATTGCGGCTGAGGGTATTCCCTATCCGTTTTCCTTCGATCAGTTCTTAGAATTTGACGAGGCGCTGATCAACCTTTGGGCGGAAGCGGTCTACAGTCTCAACCCGCAGTGGAAGCTGAGCGTGCCGGAGCAGAGTGACCCAAAAAAAGAGCCCGCCTCCGCGAAAAAGTAGTCAATTATCTCCGGGAACCAACGGATGACGAGCTTTCAAAAACGCCGTTTTTCCCGGAGATACTCGGAAACGATGCCGACTTTGAGTCAGCCTGGAAAATGTTTACCTGGATGGAGGCGACCGATTGGAAGCACCTGCCCTCAGCCGGTGGCCTTCTCGATCAGGATGAGGTTCTGATGGAAAACATAATGCGCATCACATCCCTGGTGCGCAAGAGTGGGAAGCAAAATAATGGGTGATGAAGAGAAACGCCTACAGATCCTGATCCAGACTTCCCTTGACGACAAGGGCGCTAAGGCCGCGCAGGACGCCCTGAACAAAACCAAAAAGGCGAACACCGACAACAGCGAAGCTTCGAAGAAGTCGGCCAACGCAATGAAGTCGATGGTCGACGCTTCAAAGCAGCTTGGCTCGATCGGCGTCCGCATGGGTGTCATTGGCGCGGCTATCTCTGGTCCAATCCTTGCCGCTACGAAGAATTATGTCTCCACAGTCGGAATGGCCGAGAGCACATCGCGCTCATGGTTGGGAGCAACTTACCAGATTGAGCAGTCCTATCTGCGCATTGGTCGAGTTGGCGCTCAGCAGCTACTGCCATTCATGCAAAAGGCAGCTGACCTTTCCGATAAGGCTGCGGGATACATCGAGAAAAACCCAGGTGTTGTCAAAGCCGGCCTGAGTATCGGCGGCACCGCCGCAGTTATCGGCGGAGGATTTGGTGCGCTCGGCATTCTGGGAAGCACAATAAGTGGAATATCCAAACTGGGTGGTATGCTGGGTCTGGGCGGAACGGCTGCTCAAACCGGGGCAGGCGCATCCGGTGCAGTAACCGCAGGAGCAACAACTGCAGGAGCAACAGCCGCAGGTACGGGCATAGCAATGGCCCCTGTCGTTCTGGCTACTCTGGGAGCCGTGGTCATGCAGGGCGGTTTTGCGCTGGCAGGTAGCAAGATGATGAACGCACTGGGTATCAAAAATCAGGTTGGGTCTACCGGCTGGATGTTCGACAAGGTTGGCCAGGCTTTCACGGAAGGTCCCGACAATGCTCTAAAAAGCACCGGCGACGACATGAGCGCGTTTATGTCTGGCAAGGCTATGCCTGATTGGTTGAAAATTCCTCTACTGGGTATCGGCAAAGGTATCGATGATAATGCACCTGCCGGCGTGAAGGGTGTATTGGATCAGCTTGTCCAGGCAATCAAATCCGTTGTAAATCCAGGCGCGGCGGCTCCCAGTAATTCAAACTTTGTCAAAACGGAAGTGCTCCAGCAGATGCGCCAGTTCCAAATACAGTCGCAGTACGCCGAGCAGGATTACAACCGTTCGCGCTTCGTGGCTAACCGTAACTTTGGTTTACAGATGTCATACAGCGAAGCCGACTTTTACCGCGGTAGGCAGCGTTCCTTGCGTGACTTCGGTATCAACCAGGTCTATTCCGAGCAGCAGTTTTATAGACAACGGGCGATCGCTTATCGCGACTTTTCCATCTCGGTGTCACGTTCCGAACAAGACTACAACATTTCACGCTCGCGTGCAGCTGAAGATCACAGCTTCAGCCTCAAACAGATCATGCTCTCCGGGGATGCTCTGCAATATTACTATGCTCAGCACCAGTATAACGTCGACAAAAATCGCGCAGAGCAGGATTACCAGCTTCAAAAATCGCGCGGGCAGGAAGACTTCAACCGCCAACAGGCTGACAGCAATGAGCAGTTCGGCATTCAACGCGCGCAGACCCTGAAACAATTTGAAATATCTCGCGCCGATCAGCAGGTAGACTTTGACATTCAGCGCAAGCGGCAGGCTGATCAATTTGCCGTTCAACTTTCTGACATGGATTACCAGTACAAGCTGGAAGCTCAGCGCAGGTGGGAAGGGTTCAAAGAATCCGTCCTACCGGCGATCATGACCGAAGAAAACTATCGGGCCAAGATGATCGGCGACATGAACGTGACAATGGTCAACAACTTCGACCAGCTCATGACGCAGTTCGCGGGAGACTGGAGTGGGTTCATGAACAGCCAGGGAGCCAGCGCATTTACGGGTGCAAAAGCACAGGCTGGGTATTCGTCACCGGCTACGCAAGTCTCTCAAAATAATACCGGCGTCATTCAAACAGTTCAAAATACGATGGTTAGCAACCTGGCTGCTTGGCTGAAAAAAAATAATTGGATCGTGGGTATTTCCAATGCTCTTGGCATGACATCTCACGCCGCCGGGGGTTACACCAAGCTCGGCCCGGCCATGCTGCACGCCAATGAATTCGTACTCACGGCCAATACCACGCGCTATGCCGAACAGGTCGCGCGCGGCAACCTTTCGCAGGGCAAGATCGCATCCATGCTCTCAGGACAGGGCGGCTTTGAATATAACGACAATAGAGTATTTTCCCGCGGGCTGGACTCCACCGAGCACCAACAGCTCAACCGCGAAACCAGACAGATGGTTATGGACGCATTCAGATGAGCTCACCTGACACCTTCGATTATCAGATCGGTTTATCTTCCGGCAGCATGGTAAAGCTGGAAAATTTAGCCACCCCTGTGGATTATCCCAAAGGGGATTACATGCCGTACGCGTCCGAGCAGGCGCTCGTTTCCGGTCTCGTGCGTGGCGCAGGTCTCCCGGTTGATACCTGGAACTGGGATGTGCTACCTCGTGACCAGCGCGATATGCTGCGCACATTCTGCCCCGGCAAGTCGGCCTTTGTCTACATCAAGACCAAGACAAAAGACAGCGGCGATAGTTACCATACCTTTCAAGCGGTCATGGTCTGGCCAACTGATAAGGAAATTCGAGACGTTCAACGCAGAACCGGATTTCTCATTCACTTTCAATCAATGGTGCTGATCTCATGAGCTATCCAACCTGCCGTCCCATGAATTCCACCGAGCTGGCCGCTGTCGCGACCGGCATATCCACGATCGAGGGCCAGGGCACGCGCATTCGTGCAATTATCGTTCCTCAGCAAACAATCCTCTCCTGCCAGTGTTCCGGGTCGCTGGTCAGTAACGACGCGGTCACCAATATCCCCATGAGCGTACTTTCCGGAACCGTGGCCCATGTGGCTAATGGCATGACCGGTTATGTCGGCTCATCTACCGGCGCACGCAACCTGGGGATGATCCGCGTCAAGTCCGCCACATCCTCCAGCATCCACTGCGGGAGAGTGTCAGGTATCAACTGGTCCACATCGGTGTACATCACCATTGTGGACGACTTCGGCATCTGGGCCAAGCTCCCCAGCTTTGACCTGTCCATCCCTATGATGGATGATGATATTGTCTATTCCGACCAGAACACGAACATGTACCCCGTTCCCATCCTGGGGCCTGACCGGGCATTATCGTTCACCTCCGGGTGCGCCTTGCTGGATGGATCCAACTCCTACACTCTGGACGGCACGAGTATTGTCTCCTACGCCTGGAGTGTTACCAACGTTGGAACATCGAGCGGGTCGCTCGTGTCCCCCACTTCGGCCAGTAGCGTCTGGATACCGGCGCAAACCGGATCTTATATCCTTGCCCTGACCGTGACCAGTTCAAACGGAAAGTCAACCATAGGTCACCGCAATTTGTATATTTACGACGAGAGCGGCAGCTACGTGCCACAAGCCAATATCACCCTGGAAAATATCACGATGGAACGCGACGCAGGCGGGGCAACGGCCAAAATCAAAGCATGGGAAGGCATCGACATCTCCACCGTGCCCGATCGCTCGAAAGTGATCCTGATCGCGGATGAATTCTATGGCGGTTCAGCACTCAATATCGGCCAGGTGCCAGGATGCGAAAAGACGCTCTTTGTCGGCTGGATGTCCACCGAAATGGATGAGTATGACCGCAACGTGTCCAGCGGAGACTTTGACCTCGCCGGGCCGCATTATTGGTTACAGAAATGCGCGGGGCCTTCCACCTATCTGGAGAGCATGACGACCGTGACATCCTGGCTGTCTTTCACCAACCTGAGCGTGGATAAGACCCTCTACCACTTCCTTATGTGGCGCTCCACGGCGATGGAAGTGATGGACTGCTACCCCAGCGGAAACACCCGCTACAGCGGCGGCGTGTCGATGGGCATTGATTCGATTTGGGCACAGCTCAAAAACTCACTGTGGACGCGCTGGCTGACGTACATGGTCTGCGATCGTTACGGGCGATTTATGCCCTATCTCAATCCTCAGTTGCAAGCCAACAGATCATCCATTCCCAACGTGCAGACCTGGACGCGGGACGACTTCGGCGAAACGATCAAGTTTAATCGCACTGTTATCCCTCCGGTATCACTGCTCGAAGTCGCCGGTCTGACCGGCGGCGCTGACAATACCGACCCCACAATGTTTATGAGCCGCGCGCCGGGCACCTTGATTTATGGCCGCTACGGTGACAACGACATGAATGACAGCCTGATCGTCAATGACCAGGCTGATGCCAATTATCTCTCCGGGGCACTGCTCGCCTGGAAGAATAACATCTACGCTTCCATTGGTCTGGTGCTGGCAGAAAACAACAAAATGCTGGACGTCGCCCCGGCGATGTACGCCACAATGAGCGCCGCGCCTTCGGACAGCATCGGCGGCAGGGGCGTTACCCTGACCAATCTGCGCGTGCTGTTCAGCCGGCTGGTTTACCGTGTGGATGATAAGGGCGCTGTGTCCATCGAGGTCGACTGCGAAGGTGAGACAACCGGCATCGACGGCTACACCGTAGTGCAACCTCAGGAGCCTATTTCCAACCTGCCGCCAACGTCAGGGTCAGGCTCCCAAATGACCATTCCCATCGTTCCGCTTGTGACGCCCGGCTCATGGTGGCCGCCTGTCATACCAAATGTACCTACCGGAACACCGACAAACTGTCTGGCTGACGATCAGCCAACCGGGCCATTCAACCTGACCTTCGACATGGCCTCCATCAACCCGGGAGATACATCCTATGCCTGGTGCCACTGTTGGATCAGGAAAAATTCAAGCTCCAATCGATCTTTTATAAATTTGTATATCAGCGAAAGCACTTTTACAGTTGATGCGATTGATGCGAGCAAAAACGTGATTATGGCAGGCATTGTTGACGACCGCGACCCATATGGTTTTTATCCTATAAGTTTTGACAACACTAATGATACCGAAGTATGGGGTTTCAAAATTACGGCATCTGGAAATGTTCAATCCTCCGATGACATTTGGATAAATTTAGCTACTGGCATAAACACATCGTGGTTGTACGGCGACACGCCAAACAAAGGGTTCTCGATTGGCTCGGGGTGGCGAAATATGCCCAATAATGAATTCAGAGGAGTGCTGTATCTTATCCATCAGATTATCCAAAACCTTGATGGTGGTATTTGGTATTCCACTGGTGGTTTTACAGGAACAGATTGCGGCTGGGGCGGGGATAACCGTACAAAAATCACGAGATTTTTTGTAGACGGAACCATTGCTGATAACCATGTCGATGACTTGAATGCGATAGCTGCCTATTTCTCTGATTACATCAATGGAGGAATATTTAAACCCAATGGCAGCTCTGGGTCATTCTTGACCGATGTCACATATGCCGGACTGTTTATGAAAACCGGAGAGGTCAAGTATGGCTATGTGTCCTACGGACAGATAATCGCGTATCCAGTTTATAGGGGCGTAGTCCCAAGTAATGCTGCAATTATCCTCAATGGCCCTCAGCCCATATATAACATTTGCGGAGTGTCATCATGAGCCGGAACGAACTCCGTGACATCGTACAAGATAATTTGAAAGTCAAGGTCGACAATCCGACCGTTTCTTATGGTTGGCTGGGTAACACCGCCGGCGTGGTAGACATTCCCGGCCCATATGGTTGGGTGTGGGTTAGGATGATCGATGGGTCACTCCAAAAAGCCTACGACGTTATCACGCCGCACAAGGTCGGCTACCCGGTCAAGTGTGGCTATGACCCGTATGTCAATAACGGCCTGCTCAAAGTGCTCGAAGCATGGATTGCACCTCAGGCCAATGGTTCTGTGCCCACTTCTCCTGCAGTCGTTCCCCATCACGCCTCGCACGAATGGCTGAACTCCAACGGCGGGGGCGATGTGGTGCTCGTGCGCATGCGTGCGTTTATGCCCCTCCGGCCAGAGGTTGTCCCGCCGTTCGGCATTTACATCGAGCCCGATCTCCAATTCATCAATGGCGTGTGGACAGCCGTAGGCGGGTCAACCATCGACCTGTCCTCATACGTCCCCGGATACACTTCGGGTAGCGCATTGCAAGAGCGCTTTGTTCTGATTTACATGGATTCTACTTCAGGCTCCATCGTCGCCGCTTCGGGCTCGACCGTGACATCTGGAAGTCTAACCATGAATATGGTGCCCACCTTTACGGCCTCGCAGTTTCCCATCTGCATCGTGCATCTCTACACGACGCAGGCGAAAATCAACGAGGCGATCGTTCCGGGAACTGATCTGGCTGATGTCCGCTGGGGCATGTTCCGGGCCTCAGGTAGCGCGACATCTTCCGGCGGAATGGTCGCTTCGGGTTCTGTAACTGACGGTCATCTAGCCGTTTGGAATGGTACAAGTGGATCATCTCTCAAGGATGGCGGCACTCCTAGTTCATCTTCTTATTCCGCCACCGCTCCCATCCACGTATCAGGCTCAGTCATCTCTCACGACACGACCACGGTTGTTTCGGGCAGTTACACCAATCTAAACGCTACGATTGACGAATTCGGTCATATCACCGCAGCGAGCAATGGCACGAGCGGATCGGGGGGAGGGTCGGGAATTTACCCCCAACGGGCGACCATGTGGCACGATGAATTATTGGTTATATCTGGTGGTTCTTATAGTACATACTATAGGTCAGGGCAATTTCATGGATTTAACACAGAACCGGACTCTGCAAGTAATGGAGACACGTTTACAAATGGGTTTATTGCTTCTTCAGGTTCTTATACATTGTCTACATTGGGTGTTGCCTATAGTGATGGTGGGAAATTAGATTGGTATGTAGACAATACATTAGTTTCTTCTGGTTTGGACTTTCATGGTAGTGGTCTAGTTTTGAATGTTAAATACTCAAATTCAATATATATACCAACATCGGGTAGACACGTTTTAAAGGGAGTAACAAATGGGACTAATGCATCAGGATATAATATTAGACTTACTTCATATTGGCTCTCTCCCGCCACGGACACAACGAGCGTATAAAAAGATTATTTAAATCCGTAGATACAACACAATTATAAGGAGAATAAAATGTTATTCACGCCGAAAGAAAAATGACAGGGGTTAGTTGAGTATGCACTCATACTCGTCTTGGTGGCCGTGGTCGTGATTGTTATTCTGGCGTTGCTCGGCCCGGCTATCGGGCAGATATTCAGTAACGTGGTGGAGTCAATATGAACCTTTTTCAGAAGGCACTTGTAGCCGTTGGTTTAACTAAAGTTTATCCTCTTGGTGACAGGGTTCTGATTGTCGATCTGAGCCATTACAACGAAAAGGATATGACTCAGGCAGACATGGACTACCTGTATGCTAAAGGGGTGAGGATGGTGATTCATAAATGTTCGGATGGATTCCAGCTTATCCGACCCGGTAATCCGATGGACCATGCAAATTACAAAGATGTGCAGTTCGATAAACGCTGCACACTTGCATATAACTGCAAGCCAAACCGCATGTTGTTTGGTGCTTACCACTACTTCGAACCGGGAAACTATCAGGCTGGAAAAGACGACCCGGAACACGACTTCGAATTTCAGACGCTGAAACAGGCTCTGACCAGTGGTGGAAAGCTGAAGAAGATTGACGTAATCTCGCTCGATCTGGAAGACCACGGGAACTTGACAGGCGGAAACGAAACGAACACCAATATCTCAGACCGTTCTCGAACCTTCTGGGAGTGGATGCAAAAAGACCCGATTCTGAATAAAGTAAAACAGATTATTTACACCCGGTATTCTTACATGGTGGATTATTCACCTTCTATGATTACATGGTTAGGACGTGAACAGAATCCATTCGACCTATGGTGCGCTCATGGTGCTGGCTACTCTAATTCTTGGAAGTGGGATAATCTGCTTTACCCGAACCCGGCAATAAAGGTTCCTGTACCCGGTTGGGCGAAGTGCATTATGAGGCAGTATGCTCTGGACACCGTGATAACTGATGCAGCTGGTCAGACACATTATGGTGGTGGTGGAATTGATTTATCTGTCTGGACAGGGAGCAAGCAGAGTTTTTATGACTATTTTGGGGTGACAAATCCAGATACGATTATCGAGGACATCCCCGCGCCAGTTGATCCTATCCCTGTGGTAGTACCACCTGTAGTGCCATCTCCCGAACCATCCACCGCGCTGACAGTCACCCTGTCAACCAGCATGAACATCCGCACAGGGCCGGGCACAACTTACAGCAAAACAGGCGCCATTCTCCAGGCTGGCACAGTTATATCCATTATCAACATCAGCATTCAGCCATCATCCGTCTGGATTGAGTTCTCACCCGCGCTGTGGGTGTGCGCTCAGCTCAACGGCACAAAATTTGTAAAGTGACGAGGTAAATAATCAATGACCGCTGAAACATTCACGTCCCTTATCAATCTCGGCGCAGCCGGGGCCGTCATCGTCGTGGTAATGATCTTCTTGAACTACATTGCAAAAAGGGATCAGGAGTGGCGGGATTTTTTTACAATATTGAACGCTCAAAACACCACCGATATGCGCGTGGTAACGGAAAGCCTGAAGCAACTGACCCAGGGAATACAAGTGTTATCCGAAAAAATTGAGAGCCACGATAGCACTATGACAAAAAAGGTGGGCGAGCTGGAAGAAGCCGCCATTACGCTGCATGCTGTTACCAAAACAGTATTTGACCTAAACGAAGATTTTCAAGAACACGATAAACTGCTGAGCGAATCATTGCGCAAAATGGCAGATGCAAAACGTAAAACAAAGAAAGAAGGTATCTAATCATGAAACAATGGTACGAATCAAAAACTATTTGGTTAGGGATCGTCATGATCCTGGTCGGAATTCTCCCCCTCATTCAACCCCTGATGGCCGCGTTTCTTTCTCCTGATAACGTAGCCAAAGTTCAGGCGGTCACGGTGTTTCTCGGTGGGTTCGCCGCGGTCGTTCTGCGCATCCTATTCACGGATACCACGATTGACACCGGCGGCAATACCACTCCCATCGCGCCCGATACTCCCATTGTGGCTAACGCCACCGGCTCACAGGCACAAATCAGCCAACTGACCGATGCGCATATTGGCGAAAAAACGCCCACAGACCCTGCCACGCCTGCCGGCTAACAAGCCTAACGCCCCCTAAAAAACGGGGGCGTTATTATTTTGTCGTCCAAGAATAGATTAATATTATCTTATGTTAATTAAAACTTATGTTACAATGCGAAAGTCGAGACAATAGAGCTTTTTCCCGTTCAGATGTCCGTTGTCCTGCAAAGCTCTGGTCTCGACCGCCGGGAAAGCAGGACAACGGACATCTGATTTTATGAGGCCAACATGATTTTAACTTTTGTTTACGCTGATCTACCTCACGAATTGAACACATCAATTCACCGCTGCTTCACCCTGACCAAAGCTGTCAATCACTCCGGCAAGGCCAAAGCCGCCCTGCTCCCCCTGCTGCAGTTCAATCAGCGATCTGAGATGGCTGAGAATTACTGCTCGCACTCGGATATTATCGTCGTGGAGCGCAATCTATTTGCCGATACCCTCGATACCATCCGCTACTGGAAAGACAAGGGCAAGATCATTGTCGCCAATTTCGATGATGCCTACGACCTGATCAAGCCGAACAACATCTCTTATCGCCTGTGGAAAAAGGGCGAGTACCGTGCCATTGAGAACGGTCGCGAGGTGACAAAAGTCATGTCACCCGTTCCCCTGGAACAGTTCAAGCGGGGGCTGGGGTTATGCGATGCGGCGGTCATGCCCTCGCGCGTGCTCGTCCGCGACTGGGCTAAATATACGCCGACCCTTTACCTGCCCAATTACCTGGACGTGGCCCATTATCAGAAATTCCCCAAAGTGGAGAGCGACGATATCACCATCGGCTGGGGTGGCTCATTGGGTCATCTGCAGAGCTTTATGCAGATCGGCCTGCCTACAGTCCTCTCAAAAGTGGCCCGCGCGCACGATAACGTCAGGATCATGATTGCCGGCCCCAGGGCGCTTTACGACATGATCGACCTACCCGAAGGCAAAAAGATATTTCAGCCTTTCGTGCCTTTCGAGGATTGGCCCGGCGTCCTGGCGCGTTTCGATATTGGCATCGCTCCGCTGTGCGGCAGTTATGACAACCGTCGGTCATGGCTCAAGCCGCTGGAATATATGACCATGCAAATACCCTGTGTCGGGTCGAACGTGGAAGCCTACAGCGAACTAGGGACTTATGGCCGGCTGGTCAAAAACGATGCATCAGAATGGCTGATGGTATTGTCGGGCATGGTCGATCACATGGACGAGCATCGCGCGCACGCCGCCGGCGCGCCTTTCGAGTTTGCCATGCGGCAGAATGCAGACAATAACGCCGACGCCATTCTAGGTGTGTTTCAAGAGATTTACGATAACGCGAAAGTCGAGGCATAAAATGTCAGATCAGGATAGTTTCGAAGTCCCCAATTATGATGACCCTGCTGTCATGGCGGGGGTAAAAAACGGCAACGTCGCCGTGCCGACCCAACCCGAATCCAGCATGAGCCAGGTTGAGTTTATCGCCGGGCTCAGGGTCATTCCCGAAATACTCGAAAACATGTCCCACGGCAAGTCGCTGAGAATTGACGGCGAGCGCGGTGTCTACGGCATGGGGCCGATCGGCAACGTGGGCTTTGTCGTGAACGAGATAGGCGTTGTGGGTGATATTACCGTGTCGAAGCTGATCGAGCTGGCCATGCGATATAACATGGGGGTAGCTTCGGCAGCAGCCGCTCCGCCTGAACCACCCGTCGAAGTTCCCGCTGAGATACCCGAGCTCAAAGAATTCCCGGAATAAAATAAATCCCCTCTTTTGAGGGGATTTTCAATTCTGCTGTTAGAACACTTGCTATTTTACGGGAAAGCCGCCGCATGTACGATTATTCTCTGAAGTAGATACTCCTGTTCGGCAAGCGTATTTCTGTCGGCATGCTTTGCATAGCGAGAATAGATCTTCTTATACAAATCTACCTTGACCGCATCGGTGATGATGTTGCGTGACTTTACGCCCCAGTTCTGGCGATATTCGCAGGTCGTCTTTTTGACATGGTGAAAAGCGCCCAACGTGGACAGGTGCATCAGGAATTCCCAGTCTTCTAGCGCTTCCAGGGTCTCGTCAAATCCTCCCGAATTTACAGCGAGTTCGCGTGTCGTCATGTAGCACAGGTTGGGAATGTAATTAGAGACAAGCAGCTTTTGCAGGTCGTAATCCTCAGACCAGACGACTGACCGACTTCGCTCCTGTGGGCCGTTATCCCCCATGATCAAATTGACCTGCACGGCATCCGAGTAAACCCCGGCTATGCCCTTCGGCGCAGAGTTCCACGCATTGACCAGCGTTTCGATATGGTTGGGATAATAAATGTCGTCGTCATCGAGGAAGGCAATAAACTTGCCCGTGGAAGACAGCATGCCAATATTACGGGCGTGCGATGTGCCGAAGTTCGCGGTCAGCGGGATAAGATTTATATCCATTTTCACGCGGAATTCCTTGACCACATTGTATAACTCACAGCCGCCATCGTTGACCACGATCAGCTCGATGGACTTATAGGTCTGCTCGGAGACTGAGCGGATCGCCTCTCTCAGCTGATCGGGGCGGTTATAAGTCGGCATAATCACCGACACGAGCGGCTCGGGCTCGGCTTCGCGTTTTTTGATGATTGCCGGCGCTTCAATCCTTCCACCCTGTACAGCATAAGACCGACCTGTCCGGGCGTGGCTTTTGGGGAAGTTCCAGTAGCGCGCGCGGGCGATCTCGGACTCATCGAAGGACAGGGTAGCGTTGCGGTGCTCCACGGAACTAGCCGACCAATAATACAAGCCAAGCGGCTCGTTGATGTGTGTAAACATCACCTTCTCGGAGATGCGCAACCAGAATTCATAATCGCCGGCGGAGCGCATATTCTCATCAAATAAACCGTGGGCATAGTGCAGGCTCTTGCGCCACATGGGATGGGGGCCAATGATGCAGTTATTGAACAACTCTTTGCGGCTGAAGTCTGGCCACGCGAGACGCCCGGATACAGTCGCGGTATCGAATGTAGCGTTCATCTCATCAGTGATGTAGCTATCCGCATAAACCACGCCATAATTGGTGTGTGCATCCAGCGTATCCGCCAGCCGTTCGATAGCATCAGTTCTGTGCCGGTCGTCTGTGTTGGCATTGGTGAGGTACTTGCCGCTGGCCATCTGAATGCCGCGGTTCCATGACTTATAAATGCTCTCGCGTTGAGGTGTGCGCAGGTAAAGGATATTGCCATATGTAGCCTGCAGCTGGAGCACGATATCCTTTTCATTCTGATCCGAGCAGGAGTCAATTACGATGATCTCGATTTTGTCGGATATGGTTTGGGCTTCCAGATCCTCGATGCAGCCTTTGATAAAGGCTTCGCTGTTGTACGTCGACACAATCGCGGATACTCTGTAATTATTGGACATGGAGCACCTCGCAGGCCTGACGTAACGTTCGGGCCATTTTGTACCAGGTGAATTGTTGGGCCGCCTTCATTCCGGGGAAAACGGAACGCATGATCAGGCCGTCTCTCGTACCCAGGTCGCGGCGGGTCAATTCTTCAACCACACGCTCGAATTCTTCGGGAATGGATATATCAGCATAAATCGGAATATCCCCGGCGAATTCTGGAATGGAAGAGGTGCGGTTCGCCACCACTACGCACCCGCAGGCCATCGCCTCCAAGACAGGCATGCCAAAGCCTTCGTAGAGGGAAGGGTAAATCAGGGCCAAAGCGCCAGAATATGCGGCGCGCAGTTCGGGCGAATTGTGGGGAATGTTTCCGATAATAACCAGGTTATTCCCGGCGCAGTTGCGTTCCTCCTGGGAGGGGCCTCCACCGCCGGCGATGACAACCTGGAACTTATCCTTGTTCGCCAGTTTGGCGTAAGAGTTGAAAAACGCCTGTCCGTTTTTGTACCCGCCGCGATGGCCCATCATCAGGAAGTAGGGTTGGGTTAGGCCGTATTTCTCCGTGAAGTCGTCCACTTCCTTATTGCTCGCCTCGCGCACCTCAGGATCCACACCGCAGTAGGCGAGGAACATATCATCAATGTCGACATGATAATACTTTCGCAAATCGAGCATTGTGTTTTTGGAGATGCAGATAAAACGCTCAGCCGCCTCGATGGCGCGGCGCTTGGCTACCCATTCGGGATAGGACAGGTCCATACCCATGACCTCAGGGATCATGTCGTAGATCATCAGCAGGTTTTTGACGCCTGCCGCCCGGCTGTAATAGGTGCTGATAAATAGATCGGCTTGCAGTTCCGCGCATTTACTGCCAAGCATCGCATCGTCACGGTCCATGTCAAAGAGGGGATAAGCCGGTATTTCGATCTCTTCAAAGCCTCCGTTTAAACCCGTGGGATAACCTGCTCGCCGCAGCACTTTGACCTGGTCCCACGGCATGGATTTTGCCATCTCGCCGATCAGGTGCTGCCAGATGCGCGAGATGCCCAGCGGATTGCCGGCCTGCAGTTGGAAGATAACGCCGTCGATGAGTATCATTTGAGTACCTCGCCTAATTTCGATTTGAGATCCTTGAGCTGCTTCTTGCTCTCGTCGTCAGGAAACATGCCATCGATGGTGCTTTCATAAACGGTGCGTTCAAACTCAGTATGGCGCAGCTGCCGGATAACCGCCTTGCAAAAGCCGTTTTCCATCCGCCAGAGGGCGAACAGGATGATGTTGGCAATCAACAATATAACCACAGCTATGGTCAGGTAAATCATATCCACTTCTCCATTTCCGCCAGGATCGGCGCTGTAAACTTATCCCAGTTGTAGGTCTTCTCGACATTGGCCCGCGCCCCTGTCGCCCATTTCAAGGGGCAGGTATCGGCGGTTTGTTTTTGCAATTCATCCAGCACGTGGAGGTTGTAGTCCATTTTTTGTAGGTCCATGCGGATGGACACCACGTCATTACCATAGCCGGATTCTTTGGTCGCCAAAACAGGCAGGCCAATAGCCGCCATTTCGATGATCGTGGTCGGATTGGCATCGGACACGCTCATGTTGATGAAGTAATCGCAGTGCTCGACAATATAAGGCGCCCATTCTGGCACGTTGATAAATCCGAGGTGCACCAGGTCGATGTCACGGAAAAGCGATAGGTCTATATCGCCGGCATAATACAGCGTCCATCCACTGCGGCGCACCAGCTCGGCCAGCTGAGCCGGGCCTTTCTCGGGAGAGTTGCGACCCATGTAAAACAGGGCGCGCTTACCGGGGCCGTTGAACTTCTCGCGTAAAAACGGGAAGCGTGACACGTCGATGGCATTATTGAGCTGGACCATCTTTGATGACCACATCTGGAATGGCGAGTGGTTAATCGTGTTCATCCAATAATCCCCGGTGATGGCGAAGTAGCGGTCACAGCTCATCACCAGCTCATTGAACGGCAGGTTTATTTCTGGCATGCCGTGGTGAAAGGGAAAGATCAGGTAGCGAGCGGCAGGTTTGGGTCTACCATAAATATGCTGTCTGAATATCCACTGGATGATGGTATTTTCGTTCCAGTGCGGATGACCGAGAACAATATCATCCGGGCCAACATCGAAAGGGCCGCTGTACTGCCAGTCGTAATAGCGCATGTTGAAGTATGGTTCCAGCGCGCGGTAGACGTGGTTCGTGATCGTCGCAGGGGTCTGAATGGCTCCGTCGTTGAGTGGGTCGCCGGCATAAACAAAGTGAAGGGTGCGTTTCATTTCTTGCCTGCCTTCTTCGAGCCCATAGAGTAACCATAAAACTTACCCTGTTTGATTTTCTTGAGCATCTTTTTACTTTGTTTGGGAAAAGTAAAATCGAACCGTGCGCCCGGCATGGGCGTCATGCGGTCGATAATGCTAACGGCGGTCATGTCCCCTATTCCAATGTCTACCCCAATATGATAACAACGAGGTTTTGTCTGATCTTTCGACTTGCGAAACAGGCGCGTGAATGAGGATATTTTCACCGCGGTGGGATCGTATGACCATCTTTGTGGATCGATCGTTTTGTATTTCAACCAGCCTTCGCGCACATCAATTATCTCAACCCGGTCACGCTTTACCCACGGATGAGCCGTCTTGCGATCCTCCCAGACTTCGCCAACGTGGGGCAGATAACGTTTGAAAAGATCACGGATACTTTCCACCACGCCAACCACGAGAACGAGCAATAGCCACAGCGCTATCCATATAAATACAGCCTCAACTACTACTTCAAGTGTGCTCATTACTTCCGCCTCCCGATGAAATAGATATCCTGGCGCTCGGCCTGCTCATACAGACCATAGAAGTCATGGACATAAACCGGATTGAAGTTTTCCATGAGGAAATCGACGACAAACTGATTTGACACGCGCAGGGGGTGGCCGGCGTCGTACTCATTGAGCGCCTTATCCTGAATGGCCTCGATGGGCCAGACGGGCTCAGAGAATACGAATGTGCCGCCCGGTGCGGTTATTTCGAGGATCTTGTCAAAGACTTTCTGAGCATCCTGGCAGTGCTCAAGCACGTTGATCATGATGACCAGGTCGAATGTGTAAACAGCCTGATAATCCTCAATGGAGGATACCGTGAAGGTCGTTCGGGTCATTTGGGCTATATCTGGATAGGCACAGCCTGGCAGGTCGATATATTTTGCCAGCAGGGGATCAAGGAGGTGCAGCTCGCGCGCCTTGATCAGCGGCAGGATCAACCGCGCGTTGGTAAACATGCCGCATCCCAGCTCGATGGCACAGTTGAAGGATTTACCCTTCAGCGCCTCGTACCCGTCAAAGCGCTCCATGTGATCAACGTTGCGGTCATCGCTCGCGCCTGCGTTCAGCTCTGACCAGGTGCGGCGTTCGTAACGTTGAGCCTGCTGCCAGCGCTCCGGGGAGACGGCAGTGATTCCGTTCTCTCCCAGGTACTGCAGGTCGGATGTGACCGATAGGCGATCCTCTGCCTGTGTGCCGATATATTTCTGTGTTGTTTCATCGATAAAGTATTTATCCATCTTTTCCTCACATCTTGAGCCTGGCATCATCGGACGTCAGGATGGCGACGATCAGCTCCTTCGCCGACTTCTCCCCAAAGGGGCCGCGGCAGTCGCAGCGCAACTTCTCCACCCACCTGTCCAGGGTTTCCTTTTGCGCGCTCGTGCACTGCTCATAAAACCAGTCGTAAGCGGCGATGCGCTGCTCGGGTAGTTCCTTGATGGCCTGAGAGGTCATATCGCCACTCGCAGCAGTTTGATAATGATTAGCGCGGTAAACACGCCGACCATCAGAACAACAATTACGGTTTCCATTTTCTTCATGATTTGATCCTTTCGAGACAGCTTTGCATATCGGCTAATTCGGTGTTCCACCACGGATCGAGTTCGAGCTTGGCGGCTTTATTGATGGCGCGCTGGAGGCTGGCAACGGCTTTGGCGCGCTGTTCTTTGGGGGTCAGGGGCGGCTTTGGCTTATCGTCGTTTTTCTTTTTATCGCACCTTTTCTTTGTGTGTACCTCGCCGCATTCTGGACAAGCAGGGGCAAGCGCGAGCGGAGATAGACCGAGAGCCTTGCGATGCTTCTGGTTTTTCACTGGCCTGCCATGAGCGTAAGCGTCGAGGGTTCCACACGAAATTCCGTACTTTTTTGCCATCTCGCGCCAGGATAACCGGATATGTTCATTTGTCAAAAACGCCGAAATATCAACGTCAGTTTTGTAGGTCGGTTCGTTGTCGGGGGGCAAGGTGTACACTTTTTGTACACCCCATTTAGGGGCTTTTGTCTGCGCGTATTGGGTGAAGATCAATTCTGCTTTCAAGACGGAAATCAGTTCACCAGTGAAAGGTTCCTTAATAATCATTTTTCGCCTCGTCAATCGACAAGTATTTGCAAATAACGCTCTTGGCTTCCTCGAAAGACCAGCAGACATGAACGGCGTAATATTCCATTGTGAGTGCGTCAAGCCAAGCCTTCTGGTTCTCGGAGACTTTGCCGCCTTTGACTTTCATTTCGATAATCAAGCCGTGATGGACGCCATTTGGAAAAGGCAGAAATATATCAGGTACGCCCGATTTCAAACCTTCGGCCTTATAGTACATTGCTGATCCGATTGACCGCTTACCAGCATTGGGGACGGCGAATAGCAATCTTAGTTCGGGGTGGTGATATTCCATCCTCGCGGCCCATGAAAACAAAGCGCATTGTTCGTCATGTTCGGTAGGTTTATTCATCGCTTTATTCATCGCGTTTCGCCTCCATCTTCTTTTTGTGCTCTTTCTGCTCGTCCTCTATCTGGTCGATGCGGCTTTCGGTGGAGCGTTTACTCTGCCAATAGCCGTTGCTATCCTGATAATGGCCTTTATGCTCATCCTGCTTTTTGTCGGTCATGAGTTCACCCCAGTTCTTTTCCCGCCGTGGAATACCTGACTGATGCAGCTTGTCCAATAACAGCTTGTAGCACCAGGGGTTAGGTATCTTCTTCTCGTAGAAGCGCACATTATCCCAGTAGAGATATTCTGATATTGCCGCGGCTACCCCGGCTGAGCGGCTCACGCCAGCTTCGCAGTGGATATAAATGTTGAATATCTTTTTGGGCATATCCCTGACAAATTCGACAATCTTATCCGCATCGGCTTCGGTCATGGGGTTGAATGATTTCCCATCCAAAGTTGTTATGGTGGTGCAGATATCGTAGAAGGACAGGCGCAAAAGGTTAGTGGCTCTGATCTTCGCCGGGTCTGATTCCGGATCCGTGATGGAGATGACATAATCCAGGACAAGGAAGTGCATGCTCTCGGCCTCATCTCTTGAGAACGCATAAACGTAGCTCATGATTTCACCGTCACATGATCCTGCGGGCCTTCTTCGTACTTTCCGCAAGCCTGCCAACCTGCCCGCCAGTCTGTCGAAGCTCCATGTGTCTGTTTGGTCAGTTCGCACTTGAACCAATACGACCCGGCACGAAAACGGACAAGATGAGTACACTTCTTACAGGTCTGTCCCTCGACCTTGCCGTGGATGTTATGCATCGCGCGGATACGGGCGGGTAACAATGGATCGTCGCTTTCGTGGGCTTTGACCCATTCGGGAAATAAGGTAACTTCGCTCATTTCATCGCCTCGTTTTCCATGCCGACAAGATTTATCAGGTAAACAATAATTTCCCTCGGATTAAATACAACGGTATCGTACCCATCGAATCCCCACAAAATTATTTTTCCCATCGGGCCTTTGCCGCCGGGAGCTAAAACCATTTTGCGGCGTTTGCTTCCAGAGTTCCCTTCGGGTATCTTCAGAATTACTCCGGGCGTATATCCGCTCTTGTCAGCTTCTTCGATGGCGGTCTTGCATTGTTCGAATAATTCAAGTAGCGTCACAATTTCACCTCGTCCTTTTTGAAAGGATCGTCTTTGACTTCGACGAATGCACCGCACCAATTCCCGGATGAAACAGTCTGCGCGGTCAACTCCATTTGCCAGCATTTGCCACGACTTCTATCTATCGCCTTGAAAAATGCGCATTCTGAGCATCGACCTTCGTAGTCAGGGTTCACTTTTGGGTTCATTTCTTCACCGCCATTCTGCGATATTTCAGCGACTTGCGACCGCGCGTGTGCCAAACTGCATCAGGGCGTAACCGATATGTGGCAAACATAAAATCTTGCCATGACACAAAAACGCGTGATCCTTTGCGAATACTGCTCATTTCGCACCCTCGTACCTTTCCCCGCAAAACGGGCAGAATGTAGCGGCCTCGCGTTTTGCATTACCGCGCACTTTGGGGTTTATCTTTTGGGTGGCAATAATCGCTTTGGGTTGCTTCGTCCCATCGAGATAAAACAGGAAAGTAATCTCGGTATTATGTTTCTCGAGTTCTTTGTTGGTGGTTTGGATGCAGTCGCACATGGGGAACCTCGGCATTTTCGATCGGTGGCTCAGGAAGCGGGCGCCAATAAATAACCCTGACAAAATCGCCAATGAATAAATCTAACCACTGTGCGCCTTCCTCAAACGATTCATGGATACCATGCGATACATTTCTGACGGTCGTGTCCAATACAATTTCAACATGCAATCCATCGCTCGGCATCCGTTCGGTTACCGGTATCCACCGCCCCGCATCACGCAGGCGGGCGATTTCAGCGGTCAGGTGGTCGAACTCGGCAAGAATACTATCTCGTATCGCCATTAGTTCCGGAGTGGCAACTGGCTCAATATCGTCATAAACTATCGCTAATGCAAGTTCAAATTCATCCCTATTCATTCTGTCCTCCCAGCGCGTAATGCTCTTGAATAAACTTCACATGGTCCTCGATAGTTGGCATACGTTCGTAAATTCCCCCTTCGCGGGTGCGCTGGTGGAACAAAAACCGGAAGTACCTCGGCCCGGCTGGTTGAATTTCCATCCTGATACATGCGTTGTGGCATAGGACAATCATCACCATCAGGGTATCGTTGTCGAACGTGGACCAATCACGAAGAGCCGATATTGTGAACGTGATGTAATACGGGTTCGCCCAGTCTGCGCGCAATGCGTCCCGGTCGATGTGATAAATCCCCAGGAATGCTTGGCCCAATATGTCTGCCACCTTCACGCCGATGGGTGACAATTCTTTGTGCTGACTGATAAGCCATTCCGAACCACTATATTTACTGCTCATTCCCCACCTCCCACTTTCAGCGCTTCCTCGGCGATTTCCCAGCCGTTGCCAGACGGTTTGAATACACATTTTTCAGCGTCTGGCAACGTATATCCACCAGCGCACCAATTCCCCCTATCCGCATACTTCGCCAGCGCGGCAGCAAACTTCTCCACCCTGACAGCAAGACTGATTGCCAAATCAGCATCCCGCCCCTTCGCAATTTCAAGGTCGGAAAGTTCCTGCTCCAATTGGCGCATGGGATGTTTTTCACAAGTGCGAATATGATTAACAACCTGGGTGGCTTCAATGTCATCATATGGGAATCGTTGGCCACAAAACGAACAATAGGTGTAATCGTTCTTCTCGAGTAACTCCGCCACCCGATCCTCGGCCACCTTCCTCGCAGCAAACAGATCGGCGTTATCTCTCTCGATGTCGGCAACTTTCGCGGCAAGAGCGTCCTCGAGGGGACGGGTGTTCCATTGCGCAATTGCGCCGCTTACGCCTAAATCCGCAGGGCCTTCCGTCGAGAATTTAGGGCAATGAATAAAATAAAAAACAGTATCGGCGGGAATAAGATCAATATCTAGTTTCTCTGTGTTTCCGCAAAACGGACATGGTTTTAATTCGTCGCTCATAATTCCTCCTCAGAAAATCAATGGTTGGCTAACAAATTTATAGATTGATGTTTTGCATAAAGCCTTCGCTGTCAGTATCGCCCAGGCGTTCCCGATCTGTTTGACCTGCGCATCGCGGGGGCCAACGAATTGATAATCAGCCGGGAATGACATGGCGGCGGCCAGCTCCTTCGGCATCAGCATGCGGAAGAGAATATCGATAATGGCCGACCGACCATCCGACATGGGCCACACCAGACCAAAACGATCCTTTCCGGTGATCGTGTCAAGAGGATCATCCAGGCTCATGGCTCCGCCGGTAGAGTTGTATTTGACGAGGAAAGGCTGGACTATTCCCCAAGCGTCCACCTGGGTGATCGTTGGCATAGGTCGATCGATTGAATAAGATCGGCTGTCATCCTTGCCGTGGTTCAAGGTGACAATATAAGGCTCGCACAGATAGAGATGGTTAGACTTCGCCGTAACCGTTTGAACAGGTCGATCAATACTTCTGGCATCGGAATTGCCATACATCATCACAATATACGGGTCGATTACCGCAAACCGGTTGGATGTGTCCTGTGTGGGCAAAGGTTCGTCAAGCGAGCGCACCCGCTCATTCCCGATCGTAGAGCCGTGATATTCGGAAAGGAAAGGTGCGCCTCCGAACTTCTCCAATCCCTTCATGATGCGCCGCATGGTGTTGTCCTTCAGCGGCTTTTTACGGTCAAAGATCGATGTGCCCTTGACTGACCAGTCGATGATGTCGCGCGCCGGCTTCCACTTCTTTGTCTTCGCCAGAAAACCGAGTTCACCCGTTTTGGAATGGCTGATCTCTGGCCACACAATTGGACCCGCGCCAGTTTTGCGCGCCTTGATGAACAGGCGCTCTCTGGTGGTGGCATCGCCGTAGTTGGCCGCGTTGATGATGCGGTACTCGACGTTGTAATCCAGGGCCTTGAGATGCTCGATGAAATTGAGGAACAACTGACCGCGCAATCGTTCAATCGGGCGTTTATTCTGGTCCAACGGGCCCCAGGTCATAAACTCCTTGACGTTTTCAACGAGAATGTCCTTGATGTAAAGTTTATTCGCCCATCTGACAACGAAGTCGGCCCCGGCTCGTGATTGCTCATCCATCGGCTTGCCGCCGCGGGCATTGGAGTGATGGGTGCATTCCGGAGCCGCAATCAGCAGGTCCAGGTATCCGCTCGGAACGACCTTGAGCGGGTTGACATTGTCCAGGTCAGCGCAGAGATGGGTGACACCCGGATTATTCAGGCTGTGCGTGGCGATCGCAATATCCCAATGATTGATGGCTGTCAGGTTCAGTCGATAGCCTAATTCGTCGCAAGCCGCAATCAAGCCGGCACTCGCTCCACCAGCGCCGCAGAATAAATCGACTGCGCTGATCTGGGTGACTTCTTCGTCAACAAAATTGGTGACTATCATGAGATCGCCCCTTCCGGGTCCATAAGATCGATACCGTCAAATACTTTTATTTCGCTCCCAACCTTGAAACGTGTCCCTGGCGCGAAGTTGCGGTTTTTGATAACGTTTACGTTGCTCTTTTTGGGCAGCTCAGTTGTCTTGAATTTCATGCCTTCCGCGTACCATCCGCAAGGGTCATGGAGCAGTTCGCATTTACCCGAATGTTTGACTGCAACGTTTTTTACCTTAGCCAGGTCAGCGCGTTTTTCCTTCGCCGCCGCTTCACGCCGTGCGACAACCTCTTTGCGGTGCGCTGGATAACAGACTTTGCAGAACTTCGCGCGGTTGGATGTGCTCTCGAAGTGGACACCGCAGACTTCACAGGTGATATCGTAAGTGTGGCCTTCGGGACGGATGCATATTTTTTGCGAAGGCTCACGGCCAACTCGCTTGTAATATGACTTCAAAGCGCGGTTACTTTTATCTTGAGCGCGGCATTCGGGCTTATTGCAGACCGTGCGGTCTTTGCGCTCGGCTAAAAAATCCTCGGCGCAAATTTTGCAGATGATAACAAAGTGAGTTTGTGTATGGGTCATGATTTCACCTCCGCCGCTTCGCGTTTGTGCATCTCTGCCAGGTCGCGGTAATAACTTTTTGACATGTTAAACTTTCGCCACTCGTCGAGGATAGCTTGCCGGGCTACCTCGCGTAACGCGGGGTGATAGTCGGCAGTCTGCGCGAGTAATTTTTTAAAATCAAGTTCGTTCATCATTCCCTCCCTTGCACATCTTGAAAATAAGCGTTCTCCTCACCAGGTGAAAAAAACCAATATTCAGCTGGCGCGTACCGTAGATAAATTAACTTGTTTCTTTTGGTTGACCGCGCTTTGGCGACAATAAGCTCTGTCTCGGATATTCTCTTGGGCGCAGGGTCCTGCTCGTAATAATCCTCGCGGTAGATAAACAGCACATAATCTGCGTTTTCTTCGATCTCTCCGCTGTCGCGCAGATCGGACATTTGCGGTCGCTTGTTGTCGCGCGTCTCTGTTCCCCGGTTGAGCTGCTGAAGGTAGATCCCGACGCAGTCGAGCTGTTTGGCAATCTCCTTGCCGCTCTGGGTAATCGCGCCCATGCGCTTGACCTCGTTGGGGTTCTTGTCTTTGACCAGGCGGCTATGATCCACCACAAAAATATCAGGGCGGATGCGGGCCACCACGGAATAAATCCCGGCGCTGTCCAGTTTGGGATCATCGATGAAAATCAGCCTGTCGCCGTACACGCTCATCATCTCGGCGCTCTTCTGGCTGTAGAATTCCATCTCTTCGGGCGTGCCTTCGTTATCCTGAACCTTCAGATAGTCCAGTCCGCACGCGCCGCATACCCACTTGGCCCATAACAGTTCTTTGCTCTCTTCAAGGCTTATAAACAGGGCTTTTTTGCCAGATTGAGCGGCGCTGCGCAGGATCGTTCCCGCGAGCGTTGTTTTTCCCACGGATGGCCGCGCAGCGATGATGGTAAGGGTCTTGCGTCCAAAGCCGCCCAGGTATTTATCCATCACGGTGATACCTGTTTTGACGGATAAATCTCCGCCGGCTATCATCTCGGCTGTTTTCATCGCCACGTCCACGCTGTCGTATGTCTTCAGACTGTTGGACACCACGCCGGATGTCATCCTGCCCAACACCTGCGCCACGCCGGCCATGTCGCGCTCGGAAGCCTTCGAGACTGCCTCGGTGGAACCCATGACCACGTCGATGTAATATTCGTCCTCCTGGATGGCTTCGGCGTAGCTGGCATAATGGATCGTGGTAATGATCTCTTGATAAGCGCCTAAAATTTCCGTGTAGCATTTGGCATCGATCGCCGCCTTCGTCGGTTCCTCACCGGCCAGAATGCCGCGCCAGAATTCGCCGTAAACCTGCATCGAGAATTGTTCGGGCTTGAGCCATCCGCAATCACGGATGCAGTCCGCCGGGCATACGAACGCACACGCCACGAACTTACGCTCGGCCTCGTATTTGTGTTGAAGGAGCTGCTGTTGCACATTTGCAGTCATGGATTTATCACCATCTTTTCGCCGCAGATTTCATAACCGGATAGATCATCTTTTTTCTTGGGTATTGGCTTCTGTCTGCGCCGGGACATCTGGATGCAAGTCGCATTGACCACCGACCAGGGGCCAATGATGGAATACCCGCCCTTTTCCAAAAGACTATCAATGGCATTGGTCATATCCTCGACCGTTGCGCCGGCCTCAACCATCTGATCGATGGCATCGCTTGCCTTTTGAGGGTTGATCCTGTTTTCGGGCAAATGTGTTCGCTCTACGAAAGCGGTCATGAATTGAGAAAAAGGTGGAAGAGAAGATTCTTCTTCATGTTCATGTTCATGTTCATGTTCATGTTCATGTTCCTGTTCCTGTTCCTGTTCCTGTTCCTGTTCTAGAGGGTGCTTGGTATCCCCTTGTAAGGGGCTTGATAGGGGCTTGATAGGGGCTTGATAGCCCCTATAATATGAAGAGTATGCCTTCC